GCAACGACACCATCAATGGTCAAAGTGTAAGACGCCGTAGGAGGATTCTGCCAAACGACATTCGCTACGTTCGCCACCGTTGGATCAGTCTGCCGACACATCGCCAGTGCCCAAGCATAAGATGTATTACCGTCTGAAGTCACACCCTTGAATGTGGCGGTCTGGTCAATCGTGAGAACATCCTTAGCGATCACAGTGTCGTTATCAGCGAAGGTTACCGCATTGTCGCACCACGCCGCATAGACAGGAATAAGCCCCGATGCGCTTGATGCTAAAATCGACCAGTTGTTTGTTCCAGACCCTTGAGCGATTCTGAATCTCCATTTACTTGCGCTCGTATCAATCGCCACTGGACTTGTAAGCGTAAAAGGAACAAGAAGCCCAGAACATGAATTGTCAGCAGTGTTCATGATTTGAGAGGCCGTTTGAGTCTTTGTGTCTCTGATCTTCCAAAGCGTGTGGGTTCCAGACTGAGATCCGCTAGTATTGATCGAAGCTCCACCGGCCGTTGCAGAAACTTCAAAAGTATTCGCAGTCTCATTTTTAACGTAATACACAGTTCTTATTGCAAGCCCAGTAGGAAGTGCGCCTGTCGTGGAGAACTCAATAGGGTCATTAGTCACAAGGCCATGAGAGGATTTCGTCACTACGCAAGGACTTGCGATAGTCATTGTGCAAGTGGACAAGCTCTCCATGAAGTAAGAGGTTACACTCTTATCACAATGCGCCGTAGCATTATTAGCAAGTGAGTTAAATGTCGTCATGAGTGCAATCACGACTCCCTGCAAATTCCCAGTGTTTGCGAAGGTCACGTCGAATGTTCTCGATGTGGAAAGACTCATGTGTGCCGAAGTCGTTGTATAAACAGCACTCCAGTTATACGCCTCAACCCTGTAGAATCCTGAAGCCGTAGATAGGCTCGTATTCCCATTCGTGATGATTACTGCCATAATTTACCCCAGGCTTCTTTAAGCTTAACTGGCTTTTCTTGCTTCAGAACTTTCTCAGCCTTCCCATGCTTGCGCTCTTCTAACGTCCGAATAATCACATCCTTCGGGTCAGTCGTAGACCTCAGCGCAACGTAGGTCTTCCCGTCCTTCGTGATCTCATTTACAAATGCATAGGATGCTTTAGGCTTTGGCATTATTAATTACTCAGTGCATCGATCCTTTGACCAATAAGCTGATCTCTCAGCGCAACCACCTGAGCGTTAAGCTCCGGCACCTGATTAGCATCAACATGGAATTCATCCGACCAAATGGGGCGGTCTGGAAAACTGTTGAAATGCTGTTCATTCACCCACCCATCAACCTTGATGCGGATTTTATCGCCTTCAAGAGAAATAAAATCCGAGACAAAATAAGTCGCTTGATTAGCAATTTCAGGAAGGCTTAAGGTTTTGTTCGTGATGATTGATTTCATAAATTCTCCTATTAGTTAATGACCACAAATCCAACTGAAGTTTCTGCGGTACAAGCTGCAGTCATGTTAATCACAAATGATCCAGATCCAGGAACTACGTTTTTCACCGTACAAGTTGCGTCATTGGTACGTGTGGAAGCGAGAATAATGCTCGAAGTCGAAGCCGTTGAGTTCGTGACGGTGATAGCCGTTGCCGCCGCCGCGAAGTTTACAGTTCCAGAAGGTTTATTGATGGTCTGGTTCCCGGTCGTTCCACCAGCGGTGTTTGTTGCGTCTACGAATATATGCCCCGTCCGATCAATGCGAGCCTTTGAAGAACCAGAGATAGCCATATTGATGAAGTCGTGCTGCCCTGAACCAATGGCCGTTTCTGTTCTGTTGATGTAAAGGTCGATTGCACCAGCCGTAGAAGTTTGATTGTATGTTGGGGTTATTCCAAAATAAACCATCGTTCCAGAAGAATTGGTAAATGTTCCTCCTGAAATGCTGGATACGGTTCCAGCAGATCCAGTATTAGGAACCACCCATCCAGTATACGGAAATGCGCCAGTTTGATGCTGTGTGTAATTGCTTGTTTGACCAATACGAATAGCTCTGGAAGTTCCAGTACCGCCATTTTGCGTATAGATTCCAAATACGTTTCCACTCCATGAACCTAATACTCTTTCATAATTCGTCGTCTGATCCGCAGTGTTGTAGAAAGCAAGACCAGTGCTGGTGCTTGGAATAGATCCTCCAGTCAAAATCACGCTAATAGGATTAGACGCCGTTCCCTGCTCCTCTCCAGAGCCATTTACAAGCGTATATCTTGGAGCGGCATAACCAATCGATGAAACAAGCATGAATGCTAAGAAAAAAGACAATAACCTCATTTTAAACCCCCTGTACATATAATGGATTTGAAGTGGTTCCGGCCTCTGTCCCGTTCCCAGAAACAAGCGTGATCCTTGGAGCGCAGAAAGCCACTGATGACATTAAAAATAAGCTCATAATCAGTGCTAAAATAGTTATCTTCATAAACTCCTCAATTACCCATAAGTTAATGCCGTTAAGTCCGTTGCAACATTATCGAAATTTGCATTACTGTCCGCCCATGTAATTACAGTCCCGCTTGTCTCATCAATCTTCTGGCATTGCCAAACTGCTGATGCCTGAGCAGATCCAACCTGAGCTTTTGCAACATAGGTAATCGATCCAGAAACCGTCATCTTAATCGCATAAGACGAAGAAGTCGTTAGAACCGATGATGAGACTGTTTGCCTAACGCTCACAGAGGATTACCCTTTGCATCAAGACACTGTTTGTGAATCACCTCAACAACCTTCTCCCGTATGACTGCGCGTTCTACTTCCACATCTTTAATGATTGCGTTCGTCACCCTGATATCTTCCACGATACAGTTCATAACAGGCTTATCAATAATTATAGCGTTTACAACCTCAACATCTTTCTTAACGGGATTGATAACCTCATGGTCAACGAATACTGGCCGTTTAACCTCAACGTCAACGTATACTGGCTTATCAACATTAACTGGAACCTGCGTCACCTTAAGCTCCTCAACGAGCTTCGGATACTTAATCTCAGTCAACCTCGACTCAATCGCCTTCTCAAGCCTTTCATCCAACTTCGCAATCACATTCTGAATAATCTTCTCCGAGATATCCAAGGCAAGAGCATTCACAATCTTGTCAAACCCAACTGGAACTTTAACCTGCTCATCCACGAACACAGCCCGCTTCACGACCTCATCTTCAAACACGGGAACCTTCACCCTATAATCACACTCAACGAGGTTGATCCCCGCAACAATCTCTTTAATCTTCGTGGCTGGTTTAGAAGGATTGGTTTGTTCCATTGTCCTACTCCCGTTCGTAAGTTATCGAAATGATGGCTGAAGTTGAGCCTGTCCTAATACACTTAAAGTTTTCCATTTGATTCTGACCATTAAGAACCAAGATTGATCCGTTCTCAAGCACATGCCCCACAGTAGAAGTTGGAGTTCCCCCATCATAGCGATACCGTATCTGCGCATCCTCACTTGTTAGGAACGCAGATGAAGCCCCTCCGGAAGTCGAGGACTCCTTATACTTCGTAGGCGTAAGGACTTGCACCGAGTCCGCAACGGTTAATTGCTCAAAGTCAAAGCCGATATTCGGGCGCGTCTGGACGATCATGCCGCTTGCCATGTAAAAATCTCCTCTTAGACTTAATTATCTCTTCCGATTGTATTAACGATTTCCTGACCACCCTTTAAGACTAAGTATCCTGAGGTAAGGCCAGCCATGAGTTTAACAGCACCGTTTGAAATTCTATGAACCATTAAAAGACGCCGATTCAAATCACTTGTAACGAGTTGTCTTTTGTTCAGTTGCTTCATTCGTCCGTAAATCTTTGATTGTTCGAGTGCCGCTTCCTGCATTATCTGTGCAGAGCGTCGATTAGTTTCAGCTTCAATAAGTTTTTGTGCGCCCTTAGAAGCAGCATCAATCTTGGACACCTTCATAGCTCCTTCTTTTGCTATCTCAAGAAGTCGTTTCTCAGCGTATGACCCTTGGTTTCCAAGCTCAGAAGAAAGCACCTTTATATTCTCTCCAAGCTGTCTTGCCCTAGCAGACACAGACCCAATACCCTTAGCAAACTTCTCAGTCCCATTCTCCAAGAAGTTAATAATGTCTTCCTCGACAGGCGCAACGCCTTCATTCTTAGCAACTCTCCTGACTAACTCATACGCACTCTTTCTGAACGCCTCACCCTTATAAGGCTGAAGTATGCTGTTAGTCTTATTCATATAGCTTATAACTGGCCTATAAGCATTCTGAAGCTCAGAGAACGCTTCTCCACCTGGAAGTCGTGAAACCATCTCACCAAACTCACTCTGAAGAATAGCCGCTGGAATTTCATCTTGCGTAAACCTTTGCGCTCCACCTTTAAGAGGCTTCGCAGACTTCCAAATCTTTCTAACATCAGATAAGAAATCCTTAAAATTAATCAACTCATCTGCATTTCGACTGATTCTAGCTCCAGACGCATCCATAACATCAAGACCATACTTAGAATCAATGAGACTTTTAACCTGATCCAATATTCCGCCACTAGTGACATCTGCCTCCTTAGCACTCTTCTCAAGAGTTTGAGCCAAAACTTCAGCAGCCTCACCCCTAGTCATTCGTCCAGTTTGCGCAATGGAATCAGAGATACTGTCTAGCTCTTTCCCATACATATCAGAGTTCTGTCTAAAGAAACCCTTCACTTTATCCTGATACGTCTTCGCGGCAATGTCTGACTCCTTATTAAGCAACCTATCCGTGTCTTCAATAGACTTATTAATCTGCTTCGTTGTATTCTTGAGAGACTGTCTAACCTGATATTCCTTTGACGAAACATCCTCTGCAATAACCTTCTTAATATCAGCAGTTCTTTCAGATACGGCAGAAGAAGCCTGTTTGCCTCTCTGTGCTGACTCAGACATCTGCCTAGCCATTGAAGATCCAATCTCATTTCCCTGTTTATCTGCTTCAGACAAGGACGACTGAATTCTCTTCAAAGATGGAATTCTTGGATCTCTTAATGTGCCAACAGTTGTTTCTCTAACGCCTTCTTTTAGAGAGGTCTTAAACTTATTAAGCTCTCTTCCAGCCGTAGAAAACATCTTCGACCCTTGCTGAATCGATATTCCTAACATTGGAGTTACAGCTGAAGCAATCGCCGTAGCTCTAATGCGATCCTCTAAATTCTTATAATCAAATGCCTGAGCTGAAGTCGCGCCCTCAATCGAAAGCTTAAGAGCCGTCTTTCCAAGATTGCTAAACCTAATTCCCTTATTCGCGGCCTTTGCCTCAGCAGAAGCAACAAGACCTTGAATAACCTTCCTATTAGCCAGGATTGGAACTGCCTCAAGTGCTTTAGCCGTAGCGTTTCCAATGAGGATGGCCTGTCCAATCTCTCCGCCCGTCTTGGCAACATCCTGAACGCCCTTTAAAGCCTCAGCTGTAACTTGAGCCTTCTCGCCCATAGCTCCAGACCTTGCATCTTCCTGAATCTGCTTGCCCTTTGAAATCATGCCTCCAGTTAAAACATCACCCATCTTTTCAGGCCAACTGAGTTTAACTTCCTCTTTTGGCTTATCAGACTCTTCAAGCATCTTATCTATATCTTCATCGGACATAGAATCTACATCTATTGTTGCTGAAGATGAAGATACCTTCTTATCGCTCTCACTGAGCATGGAGTCCAACTCTTCGTCAGACAACTCTTCAATATTAGGTTTATTTGCCATTTGGAATAAGCCCGCGCTTCTTTAAAAGTTCAATTTTTTCTTCTCTTGTAAGTGTTTGCTTAACAGCTTCACTAGGAGTCATTCCACCGCCTGATTTAGGAAGAATTCTTCGTAGTATAGCCTCATCTTTATACGAAGGAGCATTTGCATAACGTCGAAGCGTATCAAATAAAATCTTTGCTTCCTCAGGCGTATTGGTAAGTTCAGCCAAGGCTTTCTTATATCCCTTAATGTTTACGTCAGACACCCTCTCGTCCCTATAGATCGTCTTACCAATAAAGTTTGCAAGCCCTTCAAGGTTATTCATGTATGGGACAACTTCTGGAGCTTGCTCACCTTTAGGTAAAATATCTCCAAGCTTCCCTCTAAACTCAGTCATTAAACCCTTGACTCGACCAACCCCATACTTCTCATTAATCAAATTAAACTGCTTCTCCGTATCATCCAAGATGGAAATCCCATGACTTAAAGTATTCTGAAAATCCTTTTCCTTCGATGACAACTTCGCAGGAATTGGGCTTGAGAATAAAGACTGAGCTTCAGACGGTGAAGCGGGACTAGCCTGAGCAGGAACACCTTGAGCCTGACCTGGCTGAGATATCGTCTGAGCAATCCTCTGAGATATACCACTCTGAGCCTTCTCTGCAGCAAGACCCGCAAATTCCTGAATCTGCTCAGGAGAATACTTCCCGCTTGACGCCATAGCCTTAGTAAGCTCAGGAACAAAAGACATCTTTGACTTAAACTTCTCAGTCTCCATTGTCTGCTGGAAATTAGTCTTATCTTTAATCCTGGACTCAATGCTCTGGAAGATGATCTTTGAAACTTCTGGGTCTGTGTTACCAACATGCTCAAGAACCGTAGTGACACTTTCCAAATCCCTTGGATCACCTGATTGTTTCGCAAGCTCGATAATCCCATTATTGATCTTGGATGCCTGAAGCTGTTTGTCGGCCTTTTCCTGAGCATCCTGAGACTTCTTTATTTTTGCACTTAGTGCCATATCAAGTAGACTCATAATAATTACATACCCAGAAGGTATGCTCCTCCCATGATATTTTCAGCGGCCTTCATTCCAAAGTCCATATTCTGCCCTCGTCTAGCCGTCATGTTGTTGTACTGCGTCCCATAGATATTCGCATTAGTCCCGAATATACTCGCATTAAAATTATTCAAACTCTGCTGATAGTTGAATATGCTCTCAGGATTCACATTCTGCACTAACTGTCCAACTCCTGTCTGTCCTTGAACCTGAGGCATAGCACTAATAGGAACACGGCCAGCTGTGCTGAGAGCCATATTAAGCCGACGATCTTTAAGAGACTGCTTAAGACGCTGTAACTGTACTGATTCATCGATTGATCCTAGCGGGCTAATAGCTCCAAGCCCTCTTTGTGACTGAGCTGACCTAACGTCCTCAAGAAGCCCTGGTTTAAGTGCGTCAAACTCCTGCTGATCTGTCTCGGCAAAGAACTTAGCCAGCGTGTCCTGCGCTCCAGCCAGCTCAGGCGATAAACTCCTCTCAATCTCAGCAAACTGAGGAGCGTACTGCTTCTGGAGCTTAAGAGCCGCTTCTGCAAACTGCGGCCCATAAGTCTGAAGACTCTTTAACTGCTCCTCGCTAAACTGTCCGCCGTATTGCTTCTGCGCCTCAAGAATCTTAGGAAGCGCGTCGATCTGCGCTTGGATTGCCTGAGCAGAGGTTTCCCCTGAAGACGGTGGTGTAGCTGGTTGTTGTACAGGTGCTGGTTCTCCGCCGCCCATATTAATATCTCCTAGTAATGAGGGAGTCATAGGCATCTCGCCGACGCTCCCAATATTCCTTTTTATAAAGTCTAAGCTTATTATTCTTTTTAAGTCTAAAAAAGTAACAGTATTTGGCCTGAGGAACGCTCGTCATGATCTCATCAATGATTCGATTGACCCTATGAGTATTGCGAAAGTCCTCATGCACCCAAATGTCATTGACCCAGATATATTCACCTGATGGAACTTCGTAGCCTGAAGGGCCAACAAGACGCCACTCACAGTACGAAATAATCTTCCCATCGCCATCTTTAATCGTTGTAATCATTGCGTGTCAACATCGCCTTTAAGTTTATCAATCGCCGTTTGTGCAAGATCCAACTGCACTTTTAAAGTGTCACTCTGAACCTTAAGCCTATCGATTTCCTTATTAAGGTTCTGCTTGATAAGTTTAAGCCTATCAATCTCATCCTGAATAATCTTCTTGGATTCTTTAGATATTGCCACGACTATACCTTAATCTCAGTAACGGTGATTCTTGAAAGCAACACTCCGCCGTATTTCCTCGTTCCGCCAGAAGAGTTTAAAGATAAAGTAGACCCGTCATCTGTCCCAGCTCTGTACCTAAACGTCGTTGCGCTCGTAGTTCCAGCAGTCATGCTGTGCCGTAAACTAACAAGAGTTGGTCGTCCAGCGGCATTGATTTGGCACGATGACGCAGCCAACGCATTAGCCGTAGCGTCTTGAAATAACCCCGCTATGACATTCGCCGCGCTGTTTGTCCCAAAATAAAACACACACTCAATATCAAGTATATTGTTTGCATTTAAAGGCGTGTGGGCGTGTGTTAAATACTCGTAACCATCGCCGATCTGCGGAATCGTATCGTTATAGGGAATAGTTGCATTACTTGTCGCTGTCGTTGCAACAGTTGACCTTGTGACCTGAACCACGCTTCCAGCCAAAGCATTCGCCTCTGTAGCTGTTGGAGCCGTTAAAGGTCTTCCGTCCTTACGAATATACGCCACAACCCTTGCATTCGCCGTCGTCTCAGCTCTGACAATCGCCACATCACCCGCAGCTGTCGTGATGTTCGCTCCAGTGGGAAGTATGAGACTTGTTGCGTTATGCGTAAGAGTAAGTGCCCCATCAAACACCACGGTACGGCAATCTCCAGCCTGTTCAGCTGTACCAAACGACGTAATAGTCGTCGTCCCCGTAATGTGCATGAAGTTTCCGTCAGTCGCCCAAATTGTCGTAGTTCCAGCTGAAGCAATATCCGCACCTTTTGCCTCAGTAAAATCCTTTCCACTCATCGTCACGACACCACTATGCGTCATGGTTCCAGAGTGTGTGATATTCTGCGTGATCGTGGCAAGGTTCAGCTTACTATTTGCAATAGCCGCCGCCGCCTTAATATTATCATTATCAATGGAGCCGTTAAACTCCGTCGCGAGTCCAGACACCTTGGCGTCAAGATTCGCGGCATTAACTGTTGCTGGGTCACTTCCATAAGTAGGTACGACGACAATTCCCATAACTAGATTCTCCCTTGGTACGGACGAGCATAAGTTGTATATTCAATAAATGTAGGAATAGTCCCACTGATAGAGTTTGTAATCCTAAACTCAACGTAGTTTCCTCTTCCTGCGAACTTCGTGCGAAAATTCCCCGTTGCGTTTGTGTTTGCCACAGTTGTCGCTGGAGTTGTAAAAGGCGTTTGAAGTCCTCCTGCAAGATTAATCTGTCCAACCGTCATCCATCCACCGCTATCAATCTGAATCTCTATGAGGTATATCCCATCAGATCCTGTCTCAGCCACGAACTGACTTGGATCAAATATCTTCTTAGAGAAAGCTTCGTCCCAGTCTTGAGCCTTCGTAATAATCTGCTGAACAATGGCGACCCCAGCATCGGTATCTCCATTAAGAACCTTATAACATAGCGAATTCGCGAGTGAGGATCCTCCAACAAACGTCTTCTGATTATCTCCAAATCCAAAAGAACTCATGCAGGATAAGTTCCATGTATCTGTCGGGACGACTGTCCATGCGCTATTAGGATCACCGTTTCTTTGAGCGGCAACGGAATCCCATATCACAGTGCGGTTAGGAACGGTTGATGTTCCCACTGGAATATTAAGTATGTATAACCCATTCTCAAACCATCCATTTGCCGTCTGAATCGCATCCTGATTAATCGACTCAATGATGTCACGGATTGGGTCAGATATAACTCCAACTCTTAGTTTATCAAACGTCGTGCGCGAAAGTAGCCTTACTCCATCATTGGCTAGGAATATATGATCATTGCCAATGTCGCACACGGTTCGGCCAGCAGGACATCCAATAACCGTACTAAGAGGCTTTAAAGTCCAGTCCGTAAGCGGTGTCGCTCCGTCAATATTAAGAACAAATATAGAGTCATTCTTATAGATGATTAACTCAAACTCCTTAAACATCTTAAGCCATGTGACTTTCCCACCACCGCCAGACCTAACCTTAAACACATTGGTGGATCTATTCCATGTCTGCGGATCAATGGAGTTTGAGAACCACACATAGTCGCGCTCTGCGTCTGTGAGCGAACCTGACGCAAACATCCTGTTATTCGTTGCCCACTCAGCAAAGGTAGTCTTAGGAAAGTCCGTATTCGTATTGCCCTCATCTGTGACCGTAAACGATGAGTCGATGGAGAACACATTATCCGTCCCGTTTAATATGAAGCACTTGTCTAAAGCCTGAGCAAAGTTTGTCGTGAGTCCCGTCGTAAGCGTCGTAAGCCCAACAATATCAGTCCAATCAGAGAAGTCAGAAGCTAACCGCTGAATCTTTGTGGCTCTTGCCCTGATGAGCGTATCAAGCGCAGATCCAGCGTTATAGTGGAATAAACCCAAGATCACATTGGTGGTAGAGTTTGCCGTACCAAGCTGTGTAAGCCCTTCTCGCTGTGTAACGCGCCCTTTCTTCGTAATGATGCAGTTCTGAAGCAACTGTGCTTGATTAAGCCCAATGGTTGCCCCGTCATCAGCAGAGTTCTGCCCGCCAGAAAAATCACTCTGCTTAACCTTAACTCTATTACTTGTTAATTGCATTGTTACACATAAAAGTTTGGAGCCTTGGCCTTCGTGCCAATCCCCGTTGATTGATAGTGGATGTCAACAAAGTGAAGGAATGGATCTGGGACTTGTCCAGATGCAACTGTGATGTTATTTGCCGAAATGTAGGCGCGAATCAATATCAGCCCATCAACCTCAATATTGTCAGAGTCAATTTG